AAGTATCTATATCTCGCTCACTCTGGTTCTGGTGCTGCTGCGTATACAGCAGGTAAGTTTGTTCTTAGACTTCACGGCTACAACGTTTTCGATGATGTTTAAGAGGTAACAAATGGGTAAAAATAATTTTAGAGCACGTAAAAAGGCAAAACAAAAAGCTGCTAAAAAGATTGCCGAAATAAACGAAACAACTACACAGAAGAAAGTTGTTAAAAAAGCTCCTGCTAAAAAAACCAAAAAAACAACAAAAAAAGCAGCAACTAAAAGCGAATAACCTTTACGCTTTGGCTCCCCACCTTCTAGGTGGGGAGTTTTGTTTTGTGAGATACTATTTAGAGTGAAGGAAATACCAATATGCCAACAAGACAAATTTCCCCAATATCTGAAATTAGCTCAGTTATCCTCACATCAACAGGCTCTGCAGATGATGTTGCGACAGCGGTCCCATTCGGGATATATACCGGCTCCTCTGATTTTTTAAGTGGTGCTGCTTTACAAGTTAATTATGTTTTTAAAAAACTTGGTGGTGATGTCGTTGATATTGAACTAACACCAGCGAATGTTTATTCAGCTTATGAAGAAGCGGTCTTAGAATATTCATATATAATTAACCTACACCAAAGCCAAAATGTTATGTCTGATTTCTTAGGGATGACAACTGGTACTTTTGATCACAAGGGAGATATTAAAACTGGTCCTACTAATGTAAATTTAAAATATCCAAAATTTCAATTTGCTTATGCTCGTCGTATTGGTGATGCTGTCGCGACCGCTGGTGGATTTGGCGGAACAACGAGAATATATTCCGGCTCCTTTAAGGCTGTTATAGGACAACAAGATTATGATCTTCAGACAATCTTATCTGATGCATCCACTAGTGGAACAGACGATGCAGGAAATTCAGTTCCTTTTTTCGATAAAATAGGAAACAAAAGAGTCATTATTACTAGAGTATACTATCGTTCCCCAAGAGCCATGTGGCGTTTTTATGGTTATTATGGTGGCGTTAATGTAATCGGAAACTATTCAACATATGGTCAGTTTTCTGATGATTCAACTTTTGAGATTATCCCAACTTGGCAGAATAAATTACAAGCGATAATGTATGAAGACTCTCTTTATACTAGAACATCTCATTTTTCTTATGAAATTAAAGACAACTTTTTAAGATTATTTCCAAAACCTGATCGTTATGGATTTACCGATGGTCTGGATGACAGAATACATATTGAATTTTATGTTGATCAAGGAGATGCATGGGAAGAAAATGATAGATACGAAGATGGCGTGCATGGTATTAACAACATGAATACTTTGCCATTTGATAATGTGCCATATGCAAACATAAATGCAATAGGTAAACAATGGATTAGAAATTACTCTCTTGCTCTTTGTAAAGAGATGCTAGGTCAAATTCGTGGCAAATTTACAACAATGCCCATTCCTGGTGAGAGCGTAACACTTAATCATTCAGAGTTACTTTCTCAGGCAAAAGCAGAGCAAGACGCACTTAAGTCTCAGTTGATGGAAATGCTGGATAAAATGAAATATATTGATCTTGCTAAGAATGATCAAGAAATGACAGATGCTGCCGCTGCCGCATTAAAAAATTCACCTCTACCAATCTTCGTAGGATAATTTTTAAATGGCACAGAACAAATGGAATAGACCTGCTGCGCCCCCTCCTCCACTATTCTTTGGCAAGAAAGAACGTGATTTAGTTAAGCAAGTTAATGATGAGCTTATTGAGAAGGTAATTGGACAACAAATCTTATATTATCCAATTGATTTAGAAACAACAAGGTTTCACGAAATATATGGCGAGGCCATAGAGAAAACATTCTTACCGCCAGTAAGAGTTTATGCTCTAGTTGAGTTTACAGAGTTCTCAACAAAATATATGGAAGGTGTGGGTGTAGATGCAGAATCAGAAATTCAAGTTCATTTTCATAAACGAAGATTAGAAGAAGATCAAGATCTTTTTGTCCGTGAGGGTGACTTTGTTTCATATGGCAATAAATATTATGAAATTATTACACTTAGTAAACCTAAAAACTTATTTGGACAAGTAGAGCATTCTTTCGAAATTTCTGCAAAGTGTCGTAAAGCCAGAAAGGGATTATTTGATGCCACATAATATAAATTTTGATTTTGCCCAAATTCCAGCTGGAACTAAGTTAACACTAAAAGATATCGGATTATTATCCTCTAATATTGAAGATATAGATGCTGCTGTAATTGAGTGGCTTAAAGAGGATTTAGAATTAAGCTCAACAACCAATGAAGGGTGGAAGCCTGTTCCAATTTTTTGGCAAACACCCGAAAGATCTTTTCAAGTAAAAAATAACAAAGAACTTAGAGATGATTCTGGTTCTATTATTCTTCCTGTTGTCAGTGTTGAAAGAATGAATATTACTAAAGATCCCTCTAGAAAAGGCGGCTTTCAAGCACATGTTTACTCTAAAGAGGGTAATGGTAGAACTGGTAGGTTTATAATCGCTAAACAAATTGTACAAAATAAAACAAGAGATTTTGCCGCTAATCAAAACGTAAAAGCGAATAATTTTACCAGCGGTGACAACCAAGCTTACTATCCCAGAAAAAATAAGAAAATTGTAGTTAAAACTTTATCCATACCAATTCCTATCTATATTAATGTTGATTATAAAATTACTCTTAAAACTGAATACCAACAACAAATGAATGAACTTTTAACACCATTCTTGACTAGAACAGGACAAATAAACTCTTTTGTTCTTCGCAGAAACGGTCATTTATATGAGGTTTTTATTGATCAAGGGTTTAATGCTACTAACAATGTAGCTAATTTAGGTGAGGATTTACGCATGTTTACTTCTGACGTATCTTTTAGAGTTTTAGGATATCTTATTGGAGAAGGTGAAAATGATGATCGTCCGATTGTTACAGTTGAAGAAAACGTTGTGGAAATTGCATACCCTAGAGAATCTATTGTAAAAGCTGGTGTCGATGGCTTTAGCGTTATAACTTCCTAAAGACTAAATTGATTTTACAAGTTAGTAGAGACTTTTGAAATACGAAATACTATTTAAAGTAGTATGGTTGCGACAAATAATACGTAAAACACCATTTTATAGAGAGGAACTAAAGAATGTCAGTTAAAGGCTTTAAATTTATATCTCCCGGAGTGTTCATCAATGAGATTGATAACTCTTTCTTGCCTTCTGAACCCGATGCTATTGGGCCAGTTGTTATTGGTAGGGCTTTCCAAGGAATAGCAATGACCCCTACAAAGGTCAGTTCTTATGAGGAATTTGTTAATAACTATGGCACTACAGTGCCTGGACAAAGAGGCGGTGATGTTTATCGCGATGGCAATCTTCAATCTCCAATGTATGGAACTTATGCTGCGAAAGCCTTTCTTCGGTCTGAGGTTGCTCCATTAAACTATCTTCGTCTTTTAGGACAACAGACAACAACTAATGATGGAACCCATGACGCTATGGCTGGTTGGAGAACTAATATTGGAACCACTCCAGCGCTAACAACTCCAATTATTTCTTCCACAATTGCAGGTGGTGCTTATGGATTATTCATTGCTGCTTCTTCCTCTACAAACAATTTTACAAGCGCCTCTGCATTCCAGCTTGGTGCTATTATTTATGTCAATAGTGGCTCTGTTCAGTTAGGTGGAACACTCGCTGGCGACTTGCATCCTTCATTACAGCCACCAGTTGGCACGGGCTCTTGTTTGATTGTCAAGACAAATAGTGATGGCAACTTTGACTTATTTGTTAACGGTGCCACAAACGGATTAAAGAAATTTT